TAAAAAATATTTTCTTACATTAGGTATCACTCTTTTAAATCTCCAAGAATATACTAGCTGCTGTTTAGGTAATAGTGATATAATAAAAGAAATAAAACCTTTTATCATATAAAATAATGTATCTACTAATTCTAGTAAATAAGGTTTTAAAAAATTTGGTAATTTAATTAAATATCTACTCATTCTGAACCATATTTTATTATATTTGTTGAACAATCTTTATAATCATTATAAATTAATGGTTCTTTCTTTTCAAGTTTTTCTAAAGTATCTCTTAGTTCATACAGTTCGTTTTCTAAACTTTTAAGAGGACTAAATTCTAATTCTTTTATTATAATCTTTTCTCTTGCTTTTAATAATTTAATTTGTTCGTCCATTACTATCTCTTTCTACCCAACGTCCATCAGGTTGTTGACAAGCAGTACCAAATACCACTTTTCTGTTTATACCACCAATACCAATTAATGGCCATTGACTTGTTATATCTACTGTTGCTTCGTAATCTTTACATTTAAATGGGCCTTCCATATATGTACTATATGTTTTAATGTTGCCTGAATTTTGCGTTTTTTCATTGTACCAGTTTGTATAAGATGAAGATGAACCACGATTTAAATGATCTACGAATACTGCATTGTGTACATCATAATCTGAATTATACATAAGTTCTGCACCTACAAAAGCACCTGTAACTGCACAAGCGGCCGCTACAACTGGATTATCTGTAAATTGTAAACAAGCGCCTGTCGTAGTCGTGGCACCTAAAAAGGCACCAGTATGACTACGATTATTAGCACATTGGTTAACAACTAACAGTATGAAAAGTAAACTAAATATTCGCAAGTTTCTCATCTTCTAATTCAGCTTCTTCTTCCCACATTTTTTGTTGGAATGATTTACCAAATACTGACATATAAAAGTAATCTCTAGGAGAGTCACTTTCATAAGCTTTTAATAGTTCTTCAAAATTAATGTCTAATAAATCATAGACTTTAGGATTAAGTGTTTTGTTTCTAATGTGGTCTTTAAAGAATTGAATACGATTAACGTATATGTCAACTTCTTTATCTTCTAATTTTTTTTTCGTTGAAAGGTTAACGTCTTTTTGTTTTGCGTCTTTAAACTCTCTAAAAAGAGTGTCTTTATCATATGTTATCATAATGTATATTTTAGTTTATTGTTTGTACTATATAAGGTAATACTTTTTTGTGTTAATTGCAAGCCCTAGGTCAAAGAAATAAGTATTTAAAAACAATGACTTCAAGTTACTGATTTATATAGCTATTTAAAATACGACTCAATAACGTCATTCACCACGTGTTCATATTTCCAACCAGCCCATATTCCTATAATCATTCCTAAAAAAAACCAAATCATTTTTTACCTTTTTTCTTAGACTTTTTTTCTTTAATTTTTTTCATTGATGAATTGCCATTATCATCTTTCATTATATCATAAGCATTTTTACCATCAAAGTAATGGCCGTCATAAGTTTTCTTTTTAGTCATTATATTACTCTTTGTCCATAAGTTAAAAGCAAAACTAATATAAGAGCAAATACTGCTGCTCCTATTAGGTCATATGTCTTGTTACTCATATTATACTTTCCTCCCCATTGTTTTAATATCTGTACTATCTACAACTTGGTAAGCGCCTTTATTATAGGCAATACCAATTGTTTTGCCTGCTGGTAATTGTGTAGTATAAGTTCTTTTGTATGTATCACCAACCACCCTATCACTTGTAGGTATAGAATCTCTTACTTTATAGTCAGGTATATCAAAACCTTTATGGTTACTGATTACTCTACCTTTATTGTTTAACTTTAAACCTAATGACTTCAACCATTTACGGTATTGTGTCTTGGCTAATTCTAATCTTTGTTTATTTGTCAGCATTTTCAACTATCCATTTAATTGCTTGTTCTTTTGTAGAAAAACCTTCTTGACTATCATTACAATCAATATATGAACTGCTATCAATAGTTGGCTCTTCCTCATCATAATTATAATATGCTGTAAAAGTATTATCATCTTCGGTTACAACATAACCTAATTTTTTGTCATTATTATATACAAATGTATCAGTCATTTTTATTACTTTCAGTTTCTCTTTTAACCCATTCTTTTTGGTTTTTTACGTCTGGTGATAAAATATCAACATGTCTACCAAATGATTTAGTGTCAATACCTTTTACTGTTAACTCTATTGAATTTGTATTTGAGTTAACATTACTCAAAATAGAACCTTTATTAATTTTCATAATTCTATCGCACATTTTTATTTTCCTTTTTTATTTTTTCAATAATTATTATACAACTATGTTTTTCTTGTTTATCAAATTTAGATAGTGCTTTTTTTTCAGCATCTCCATAATTTTTAGCTCTAACAGTAAATTCTGTAGTTGCATTTTCTGTTATTGCACTTTTAGTTTCGAAAGTAATTCTAAAATCTTTCAATTTCATTATTTGCCGTATTTGCTTTCCGTTTCTAATTGTAGTTGAATATCAATATCTGATTCTACTTTATCTACATCTTCTTGTAGTTTATCTCTAAATGTAACGGCCGTATTTCTAGCATTGATTAAATCACCGTTGTTAATTTGATTAATAATCTGATTAAGTATATCTATTTGTATTAGTTCTATGTTTGTCATTATATAGTCTCCTTGTTGTTAGTATTATATTACACTGCTTCTGCATATTTGTCAAGCACTACTTCGTCTTGATCGTTTTCATCATTAATTACTATACCAAGATGTTCTTCTGTTTGGTCATCAAAACCACTATCATAATAATCCAATTCTAATTGGTCTGAATCTTCTTTAAGTAAACCTCTTACATTGTCACTGATAATTCCACCATATTCTAAAGCAATATCTCTTGCTTGATTATTATTTCTAGCTTTTACATAGTAAGCAATTTGTATAGTGTAATCTTGTACAACTCTATAGACGCTTTTACCAACGTCATCTTTGTTTAAATATATCATAATTTAGTCCTTTTCAATTAGTTATACATATAGTATAACATACAGTAATATACAATACAAGCGTTATTTTAAGTTTTTTAAAAGAAATAAGTGTTTATATACAATAACTTATTAATATAATTGTTCACGTTTTGTTCTGCTGAAGGTGAAGTGCAAATTATTTCCAGTTATCTTTGACCCATTGTTGTTCTGATTCATGTGGATTGGGGTTACCGTGAAAGACGGCCACTTTGGCCTGTTGATCTTGTTCAAACGTCCACTGATTTTTAGCAAAACGTGGTTGTTCTCTACTAAACCATTTATATGAAAACGTCCAATCATCAGGAAAAGGTAACAATATAGATTGATTTTTCATTAAATTTGTTATAACATTTTGGTCACCTTGTTCTTTTCTAAAACTTGGTCTGTCTGCAAAATATTTGTCCCATATCAAAGATGAGGCGTTGATATTATTCCATTTCATTATACTTGAATTGTAAATGGTTGTGGGTTGGCCAAAGTCATTAGTAATACCAAAGGTTGTATCATCTCCGTGTGTAGCAAAACAATCTATGTTTTTAAGTATCACTACATCTAAGTCCATATAAAGATTTACACCTTGTAAACCGGTTTCAGAATTAAATAATTGTAGTTTATTCCACCAACCCTCCATGTCGTGTCGTGGAAATGATTTGAAGTGTATTTTACCTGTAACTAAATCAAATAGATTAGTATGGTCTGTAAAACAATAAAACTCATGCGGCACAGTAAGGTGTCTTTCAACCATATTATACAACTTCTGTACATACTCTGGCTTATATTTGTTGCCATAATATACACAACAAAAGTTTATCATATATTTTGTTCTTGTAATACTCTATAAGCTGTACCGTTAGATATTTCTTCTAAAGTAAATTGATTTTCGGCCACATATTTTAACCACTCATTCACTGTCTTACGACCTGGTCTTAATGGCTTCTCTACAAACTTTAAGTCATGTGAAGCAATAGGTGATACTATGTTATCTGTATGACATATAACAGGCACCATATTCATTACTGCGTCTATGGCTGACAAACTCATATTAGTTACAAGACAATGACAATCTTTGAGTTCATCTTTAATATCTGTTCCCCACCATTGGTTATCCGGTCTTGGTTTGTTTCTTACTCGTATTTCCCTTTGTGTAAACTGTTTAATTGTACTTGTTACTTCATTTATCCAATCTTCTTGGCTAATACCATTGATATGATACGTAACTGTAGGTGAAGATGGACATAATAAAATATGTTTAGTATCACCAGTATACCAACCTTTAAAATTTACATCTATACTTTTATTTTCCAATTCATTTAATCTTTGGCCTGTACCTACTTTACCTCTTATAGTATGTAATTTACCTTTGACTATTCTAAAATAAGTTTTATTCTTATCTAATATCATAGGTTCAGGATATCTTTTAATAGGCATACTAAAATAACCAGTATCTACATACCACCATTCTTCACCTTTATCTGTTACTTCTTTAATCTTCTTAACATTATTACCTGCTAATCCCCAAAAGAAATGTACTGGCTTATCTGTATCTGGCCAACCTTTTGTGATGGCAGGCCATATCTGATGCGATAAACATTTATCCCAATTTATAAAATGGCAATTAATCATTGTATGTATTTTTCTGCTTGTATTCTATTTACAGTATTTAAAGCTATGCCTGATTGAAGTTCTTCCATAGTAAATTGATTAACTAATAATCCTTCTACCCAATCTTCTATTTGTTGATAAGTTGGTTTTATTAATTGATTTAAATTTAATGTAGTATTTGAAACAGGAGCAACAGAAGAAGATGTATGGCAAAATGATGGTATACCTCTTAATACTGCTTCTATAGCTATAGTTGATTGATAAGTTATAATACAATAAGCATTTTCAAAATCTTTTATAAAAGGTATTTTTGTATCTTTATATCTGATAACTATTTCTTTGTCCGTTTGTTGTTTAACAATTTTTAGAGTTTCATTTAGCCAACCATCAACTCCGTTTTGAAATTTATAATATCTGCTAATTGCTTCTGATGGAGGACAAATTAGTATTTTATTTCCTGTTGCATTAACAATATTTCTAGGAAATAATAAATTTTTATTTTTATTTATTCTAACCCTATCATCATTGTTTAATTTGTTATTTACTAGAAAGTTTAAATTTTCATTATTTAAACAAACTCTATAACTTCGTTGTTGTGTTTCTTTATTTTTAACGTGTTTATCTGCTCTAAAAAAATATGCGTGGTCAATATAATAATAATTTATATTATTTTCTTTTGCAAACCATAGTAATTGTTCAGTACCTCTTAATATTCCTAAAATAGCGATAGGAATTTTTTCTTCTAACCATTTAGTTCTATTAAAAGCTGGCCAATTGGTTACTTGAAATGGCTCTACATTTTTAGCACATGGATAGTAAATATGTTTTATGCTTTTTAAAAAACTTACTACGACTGGATTTGTAACTGGCCTTGAACCGAAACCGTAAATCATTTTTCAATTTGTATCTTAACTGTGTTTGTATAAATGTTATACCATTCTGAAGAATAATCACAGGTATTATATTGTTCAAAATATGGGCCACCATCTGTATAGTGTACATTCTTAACATCCTCTTTATAAGGGTATTCTCCTACTAACCAGTTCCATTCTAATGGTAATGAACCTATTAATTCTTCATTCTCTAACCATTTAAACTGGTGTAATTCTAAGCCACTAGCCTTATTCACATAATCAGGTGTAAGTGTTGTACATTTTTTACAATTCATTAACATAAAACTAGACCAATTCTTTTTGGCATATTTTGTTTGTACTTGACCTAAGAATTTTGTTTCATCTTTAGGTGTATAATCGTGTTTACAAACTTGTACGGCATATTTGTCATCTCTTAGTCGCCATAGTTCTGCTACGTCAGACATCATTAACATATCGCAATCCATAAACAACGCCCAACCTTGATAATTCATAAGGTGAGGTATAATAAATCTACTAAATGAAAATTCTGTTGATGAAAGATTATTTCTTTCTCTTACAAAATCATCTTTGATATTTGGTAAATAGATTGGTGTAATTGCTACAGGTTTTGTACTACGTCTTAATATACTTTCCGTTAACACATGATGTGCTATTTTTTCATTACTATCATATCCTATAAAAATGTTTATCATACTCTAGCCTCCGGACTTTTTCCTAATGTTTTTCTTTTAGGTCCTTTTGTGTGATCGTATATTATTCCTAATACTGATCTGGATTGTACATGTCCTACTTTTTTATCACCTATATCTATATTCATAGTGCCTCTTTCTTTTTCAAATTTTTTTCTTACAAGGTCCCATATATAACTGTCATGTTGTTCTCTCTCATTATATATAAGATCATTATTATACATATTTTTCATTTCTTTAAAGTAATCTTGTGTATCTTTATGTTTTAAATTCCATAATAAAAACCCACATTCACTATACTGTTCACCTCTACCTAAGTAAGTCATCATACAATTTTCTTTAAACAAATTTTGTTTTATAAATTCTAATGTTAGAGGTTTATAGAAAACACTATCTGCGTCTACCCATATTAATATATCATATTCTTTTTTTAGTGCTGCTTGTATCACTGAATAAACTTTATAACTAAATCTTACGCCATCTACCCAGAAATCTTTAACAGATTTATTCTTGTTTCTTTCTACAAAACTTTTACTATCTTGTTCTAATTCTATAATTTCAAACTTTTCATTATCAATTTTAAATTTAGATTCAGTATATATTTTTAAATCAAAAAGCCAATTATAAGTATTTACAAACCTGTGTGCATATTCATCATACAATTTTTTATTAAAACTAGTTATAACTAAAACTTTCATTTTACCTTGTAAATATTGTTTCTTTATTTTGAGCGCCTCTATATATATAGTTATATTTTTTTAAATATTCTATCATATTATTTTTATAGTTTATTTCTTTTTGCGTTCTAACAGGAAGTTCTAAACATAATACAGGACTATATTTGTCAATAGTTTGTATGGCGCCCTCAACAACTTCTTGTTCGTGGCTCTGGCAATCTACTTTAATAAATCCTATATCTTTTAAATTGTAATCATCTATTTTTTCTACTTTTACTGATATTGTTTTTAATTCGATTAGTTCTTGTTTTCTATTAGTTGTTCCTTCAATTACACCAAAATTATTTAAACTTGCATTACCACATTCATCACGTGATACATATAAATCTAATGTTTTGTTGCTTACATTAGACACTGCATTTTTATATAATGTATAATTATTATAATCGTTTAAGTTTTTTATATAACATTCATTATTGTCAGGATGTGGTTCAAAAGCATATACGTGTTTAAATTTTTCAACTAATTGTTTAGACCAAAAACCTATATTACTTCCTACGTCAAGAGCATTTAAATTAAAATCTTTAACCCAAGATAATGCATATTGTCTTTGTTCATGTTGATATTCATATTTGCCATCAATCAACTTTAACATTTTTTCAAAATGTGTGTCCCAGTCTGGTAAGTACCAACCTTTTACGTTTTTAATGGCCATTGTTCCTTTTCTATACGTGTTTTTGAAAGTATTTGTATTTGTTCTTCTTTCGATTTAACAAAATATCCCTCTATTAAATCATAATTTTCTTCTATTGCAAACTTCAATCTTTTATTTCCTGTTTGTACGGCTAAACCTTCATTCAATAACCCCTGTTCATTTTTAGGCCAGTTATCTTTTAAATTATGCCAATAGTTTATATGATCTGTAACTATAACAGGCCAAATCATACCACAGTTTTTTAAACTTTCTCTCATAGCAGGCATTCTTTTTTGCAACCATTTTTCACTAGGTAATAACATAAGTTCTTTTACTTTAAATTGTTGTAATTTTAATCCTTCTATATAATTTTTAGCTTTTAATATTTTCATAACCAGCCTTTGCTATATAATATGCGTCTATAATATCTGTTATTGGATTATTTAAAGTAGGTATATCAAAGGCTTTCATAAGATTTGTATTAGTATCATTTGTAAACCGTTCATACATCTTTTGTTTATCTGCATTACCTTTACCTGTGGCGAATTTTTTAATAACACTTGGCACTAATATTTTATAATCATATTCTTTTAATCTATACTTTAATATACCACCGTTTTCTGCTATTTGAAATATGGCTTGACCTTTACTACCATAAGAATAACCTTCAATAAAAATTTTAGGCTCTGTTAATTTGTTTATGATTGATAATACCCAAGTAGATAAATTGGCAAATCGTTCTATAGGATTTTTATATTCAATATGTTCTGTACCTAATATATTCTTCATCATATTACCTATATGTTTCTTCTTACTAGTTAAATAGTAAAAATAACAATCTTCAAATTTAAAACTACCTGTACTTACACAAATGGCCGGTGAGTTTAAACTAAAATCAATCCCAACTATCGTTGTCTGTTTCACTTGTCTCCTCATCTATCTCATGGCTACAAAATGCACACGTGATTGGTTCCATTTCATGTAACTCTTTGTTCCATGCTATAACATATTTAGTTTGGCATGAAGGACAAGTTTTTGTTAGTTTAGTAATCACTATAATTTTCCTTCTTCTCTCATTTTTTTTCTAATATCTGTTGCCGATATTTTTTGTATATTTTCTGGTAATATTATTTCTTCTATTTTATAACCTACACCTCTACCATAACATATATTTGTTATATTCGGAACTAACGTAATTTTAATTCTATTTTTATATGGAATTAAAGCTTGTTCTATATTGTTTTTAACAGTTTCAAAATCAAAAGGATTATCGCCAACACCTTGTACATCTCTTACTTGTATATTAACTTGTCCTGTTTTTTTAATTATTTCTTCAAATAATGATTGATGACCCTCGTGCCATGGTTGCCATCTACCTAACATTTGTGCTGTTGGTTTACGATTATCCCATACATAAGAAACAATCTCATCAGCTATTCTTATAGACCATAATTCAGCATTTTGAGTAGGAACTCTAAAATCATATTCGTTAGGTTTTTCAAACACTTTATTAGTATCTTCAAAACGGCCTTCTTTTATTGTATCTACCCATACAGTATAGTCAGCAGCAAAATCTTTTCTAGTTTTTTCTGTGGGACAAACAAAATCAGCAACAACATTTTTATTTTCATTTAATGCTAACTGAGCTAAATCGTTCATACGTTTAGCTTGTCTTTGTCTTCCTTCCACTGAAAAATCCCAATCATTAGCTTCTTCTCTAACTCTATCTGCATTTAACCAAACAGCATCAATTTTTGATACTAGTTTATCTGCTAGATAACTCTTTCCTGAACCAGGTAACCCCATTATTAATATTTTTTTAGCCATATTTCCTTTTTTATAGTTTAAACTTTTTAAATTGATCTTTTTTAACGTCTTGTTTTATACCACCAATAACATAACTTTCTATTTCTGTTTCTTGTGGAGCATTTTGTTGACCTTTACTATTCAACCAATGATCTACCCAAGGTAATGGATTTATTTTTGTATCGTAAATAGGATCTAATCCTATAGCCTTCATACGTCTATTAGCCATATACTCTACAAACTGGTGTAAAAGTTTTTCTGATAATCCTATCATAGAACCTTGTGAGAATAGATAAGTTGCCCATTGTTTTTCTGAAGCAACAGCATCATCATACATTTTATAAACTTCTTTTTCTGTATCTTTAATAATCTTCAACATCATCTTATCATTCTCTACGTCTTTATAATTATTAATTATTCTTTGTGATACAGCTAAATGCTGACTCTCATCTCTTGCAATAAAGGATATAATCTTTGCTGAACCTTCTAATAGTTTTAATTCACCAAAAGCAAAACTACAAGCAAACGAAACATAGAATCTTAGTCCTTCTAATATGTTTACTGTGATTAATGCTTTCCATAATCTAGTTTTTAATTCATACATATCAACTTTATCTGGTGTTAATTGATACTTGTAACCCATTTCAATAAGGTCATCATAAGATTTTGTTACAGACTCGGCTCGTTCTTCTATCTTCTTATCTTCTATAATTGTGTCAAAGATTTCACCAGGATTTGCATACAAATTTTTAATGATGTATGTATATGATCTGCTATGTATTGTTTCCATAAAGTCCCACGTTACAATACAGCCTTCTAATTCAGGTAAAGAACAAAAGGGTAAAAATGCCAAACAAGGTCCACGGCCTTGCACACTGTCTAACATTGTTTGGTATTTCAAATTAGATGTAAATATATTTTTTTGTTCTGGTCTTAATTCTTGGTAATCATTACGATCTTTTTGTAAAGATACTTCTTCTGGTCTCCAAAAGAAACCTAATTGCTGTTGTGTTAACTTATCAAAAATAGGATACTTAAATGTATCGTACCTTTGTACGGCCAAATCATCACCAAAAAACATTTGTGCTTTGGTAAAATCTAAACCTTTTGCTTTATTAAAAACTGACCTACTCATAATTATATTTTACACGATTCACAATCGTCATCTTCCTTTGTTATTGTTTCTGGCACGTTGTCTTTAAAACCTACTGGATGTGCCGGTTCATCCTCATCTCTCTTACCATCATATGTATTTTGGTAATAGGACGTTTTCCAACCATACTTATAGGTTGTTAATAGATCGTTAATCATTTCTGATAATGGTGTCTGTCCACTATCATAATTTTCTGGATTATATGACCAGTTACCACTTATTGCCTGGTCAAAATACTTTTGCATTACTGCAACTACATTTATATATCCTTCATTTGATTTCATATCCCAAAGTAAGGTATAAAAATTCTTCAATTGGTTATAATTAGGCACCACTTGTTTCAATGGCCCTTTCTTAGATTTCTTTATAGACAAGTAATCTCTAGGTGGTTCTATACCATTTGTTTCATTAGATACAACACTTGAAGATTCTGATGGCATTTGAGCCGAGAGTGTGCTATGTCGAAGGCCAGTCTCAACAATATCCTTCCTCAATTTCTCCCAATTAAATGATAGTTTTCTGGTAACTATTTCGTCTACCTCTTTTTTATAGGTATCAATTGGTAAGATACCATCAGAATATTTTGTACGATTAAAGTACTCACACTTACCTTTTTCTTTTGCTAATTGATTGCTGGCTTTCAATAGATAGTATTGGAATGCTTCAGTTAATTCATCTACTAATTTCCAAGCTGCCTTCTCGTGGTAGAATACTTTTTCTCTTGCAAGATAGTGTGCTAGACCGATATAACCTATGCCTAAACTTCTTCTGGCCTTTGTAGATAATTCTGCTGCTTTAACCGGATATTCTTGGTGATCTATAATTTCATCTAACGATCTTACTGATAGATCACATAATGATTCTAATTCATCAAAGTCTTTTAATATACCTAAATTGATTGCTGATAATATACATAATGCAATCTCTCCATCACCATCTATATGTTGTAATGGTTTAGTGGGTAATGTAATTTCTTGGCAAAGGTTTGACATTGTAATTGTATCTTTAAATGATGAGTGTGTATTGCAATGGTCTATATTCATAATATAGATACGGCCTGTTTCTGCACGTTCTTTTAATAAACTTTGTATTAATTCTTGTGCTGGTATTTTTTTCTTTTTGATAGATGTTTTCTTTTCATATTCTTCATATAACTTATCAAACTTATCTGTACCCCATGTATCATATAATTCAGGTACATCATGTGGTGAGAACAATGTTATTTGTTCATCATTAATAAATCTTTGATAAAATAATTTTGATAGTTGAATTGAGTAATCTAATTTTCTTACTCTATTATCTTCTGAGCCTTTATTGTTTTTTAAAACTAAAATATCAGATATTTCTTGGTGCCATATAGGAAAGTGAACTGTTGCACTACCACCTCTTACACCGTTTTGTGTACAACATTTAACAGTTGCCTCAAACTTTTTAAGAAATGGTATTACACCAGTGTGCTGAACTTCACCACCTCGTATGCGTGAATTAATCCCTCGTATGCGGCCTGCGTTAATTCCAATGCCTGCCCTTTGTGCAATATAACGTCCGATAGCCATGTCACCAGTAAATATACTTGGTAGAGTATCATCAATATCAACAAGAACACAACTAGCATACTGCTTAACAGGAGTCCTAACACCAGCCATAACAGGAGTCGGAATATTAATTTTAAACCTTGAAATAGCATCATAATACTTTTTGACATATGTCATCCTTTTTTCTTTTGGGTATTTTGCAAATATCGTTGCTGATATAAGCATATACATAAACTGAGGAGTTTCATAAATTTCACCTGAACTTCTATCTTGTACCAGGTATTTGTCTATTACTTGTCTTAACCCAGCGTATGTAAAATTGTAATCTCTTGTGTGGTCTATCCACATATTCATACGATCAAATTCTGACTTGTCGTACCATTTTAAAATATCTGCATCATAAACTTTTATCTCAACACCTTTTTTTGTGTGGTCATATAAATGTGGATGGTCCCAAAGTTTTCTAAAAATACTTTTTCTTAAACTGAATAATAATAATCTAGCAGCAACGTATTGGTAATTAGGAGTTTCTAATGAAATTAAATCTGAAGCTGACTTAATAAGAATTTGTTGTATCTGATCTGTAGATATGCCATCAAAAAATTGTAAACCACTTTTCATTTCAACTTGTGAAGCTGACACACCTGTTATATCTTCACAAGCAAACTCCACCATTTGGTGTATCTTTTCAATATTAAGAGGTTCTTTTTCTCTGGAGTTTCTTTTCTGTACTAAAATCTTTTCAGTTGTCATATACTACATTTCTTCCAGGTGTTTAGTTTACTTAATGCGGATAACTTATTGTGTGTATTGTTACTTATAATAGTTTGAACCTCTGGAATTGTCTTACCAGATATAATTAAATCGTTAATATCTTTACATTTTGTATCATCTGGCCAGATAAAAATATTATAATTGCTGTCTATTATTTTATACATACGTTTTACTATTTCTTTATTACGAGGTTCATTATCAAAGATGTAAGTTACATTATCAGGATTTGTTTTCAATGTCAAGTCTGCACCTGCGGCTGCCAAACAATTATCTATAAATAAACTATCAATAGGGCCTTCTGTTATGTATATATGCTTTTGAAAATTAACTCTTTCTAAACCATAAACCTTTTGTTTAGATTCGTCTAATTTAATAGTTAAATATTTTGGTTGTTCATTACCGAATGCTCTACCTTGAAATGCAAATAAATTACCAGTTGTATCATAGAAAGGTATTATCAATCTTGGATGTTCACCTGTAAAATTATTAAATGTATCTGGTTTAATTTTATTAACTAAAGACATAAACTCCATACTTAAATGTAATACATCAAAATACTTTTCTGGTATTTTTCTTTTAACAACATACTTTCTGGCAGGATGAGCAGCAGGTAAATCTGCAATTGTAGGTAAATCTTCTATGATATTTACTTCTTTAAACACTGGTGGTTTAAAATCAAACTTTGGTTCTGGTGTTGCTGGTGCCGAGCCTTTATATCTTTCCAATGTATATTCACTATGTAATTTAGCATCTAAAAACTTAATGAAGTTGGCCAGATTTTGGCCCATACCACAGTTGTGGCATTTAAAGAACATATCGTTCTTAACTCTATAAAGATAGGCTCTTGCTTTTGTTTTATTCTTCTGTGAATCGCCACAGTGAGGACATCTAAAATTAAATAAATGGTCGTTTTTTCTTTTGAATTTACTTAACCTAGACGATAGAATATTAATAAATTTTAGATCAATATAAGATGACATAACACAGTATCTAATATACTATACTTTGTCTTATTTGTCAACCTAGTTAAATAGGCTTAATAGTTTATTGAAGTCTTTAGTTATTAGAAATACTATTACTATGGCCGCACCTACTAATATCCATCTGGCCTTTTCTAACATGCCTACTCTACTGCCTATATCGTTTCGTAATGCTTTTATTTCTATGAGTAATCTTCTTTCTACTTGACTGATTTCTCTTTGCAATTCTCTATAGACACTATCAATTTCATCAGCTCTATCTTTAATCTTTTCAAATATAATCTCGTCTGTTTTTTCTTGACGTTCTATTTTAACTTCATGCACAGCCAGCATTGATTTAATAGATGTAGAAACATCTGTTAGCTTCTCAATAGCCGTATCTAAACGATTATTAATATTACCAACGTTTTCAAGGTCTCTCTTTATGCCTTCTATTTCTACTCTTAAATCTACTGTTCCGTTATTTTCTGCCATATTTTTTCTATCTCGTTAGAGATGTTTTTAGTCAGCAATTTAAAAATTACTTTGGTACGCTAGGCGTAGGTATGTATTTTTTGCTGTTACTTATATTTATGTTAATTAGCTCGTCTATATGTGCCCATTGGGCGCCTATCAAAATACTCAAAATAAAAAATATAACGGTTATTATTTTGTAAACTTTTGACATAATTGGAATACATTTGTACTCTTTTCTCCTTTGTTATTCTTTTATTATAATATACCCGGCGACAACAATGATTATTACGGAAATTAAAATTTCCATATTACCTCTTTTGTTATGTTAGATTGTTTACTACGCTACTTTAGTAAATAGTTGTTGATTATGCATAAGTCGTAGTCTTTCCATTTTCCATAGTTTGGTTAATGTTCGTCTTTTTCTTCTCTCTTTTTGTTTTCTAATCTTTATCCAGTTTAAATTTAATAAGTATAATTTAAGTTTCTTTTCATTTCTAATTTGTCTCTTTGCTATCTTTCTTAACTTTCTTACTTGTAGTAGGGTTAACATTGTTATCCTTTACTGTGTAGATTGATACCATATTTGATTTGCCTTTTACTTGTACATCATCTAATTTAGAAAAGTTGAATTGATTTGAAATGTCTTTATAAGTATCTTCGCCAACGACTAATGTAGCATCATAGTTTTTACTCACGCCTTCTAATCTACTTGCTAGATTAACAGCATCTCCTAGTACTGAATAGTCAAACCTTTGATTACTACCCATATTGCCAACAACGGCCTTTCCCGAGTTAATACCTATACCAATATTTAGTTTATCGCCGAACTCACCAGAGTCGTTTAATTCTTTAAGTTTATCAATCATTTCTAACGCCGTTTTGACTGCCATCTCTCTATGATTTGGACAATCTAATGGTGCGTTCCAAAATGCCATAATACAATCTCCCATATACTTGTCAATTGTTCCTTCGTTTTTCATAATTATCTCGGTCATTGGTGTTAAAAATTTATTAATGACTACTGTTAACCCTTGTGGATTAGATTGATACTTTTCTGATATAGGAGTAAAGCCTCTTATGTCGCAAAATAAAAATGTTAACTCTTTTGTTTCACCACCTAATTTTAATAATTCAGGATTGTCTTGTAATCTCTTTACCATTTTAGGTTCTAAGTAATGTTCAAATTGTTTTTTAATTTGTTGTTTCTGTAAATATTCACTAATAAATTTTATACCATATGCGTGTAACATTACAAGAACTAATCCTACAATAATTAATGTTGCATCTATTAACCAAAGATTATGAATATAAAAATATTTACTTAAAGGAACTATAGAAATAATCATAACAACTCCTGTTACTATACCAACATACACCCATCTACTTAATATTAATAACAATAAAGATAATATAACTAAACTTATTACTTCAACTCCTTCTGCCCAATCAGGCCTTTTAATATTAACTTTATTAATCATTGTACCTATTACTGCGGCCTGTAAGTCTTGTGGCCAAACTGGCCCTATTGCTGTAGCTACTGGATTGCCTATACCTGCGGCAGATGTGCCTACTATAACTATTGAACCTTTCAAATCTTCTGGTAAATTACTTAATGATACTGATTGATTCTTTTGACTCCAATCTATCCATATTCTACCTAATGAATCTGTATCTATGATACCTATGTCGCCAGGCAATCTCATCTTCTCTACACCATTGGCGTTTAACTTAACTTGAAACGTAGAATTGTTTGTTGCAACTCTTAATGTTTCCATAACTAGATTTGGATATAGTTTACCATCTACAGAAACTATTAATGGTAATCTTCTGTTAACACCGTCTATTTCTGGGAATGTATTGGTCGTACCTACACCTACTGCTGAATTTTCTAATAAAGGTATATTGGCAATCATACCAGGATACCTTACAATAGTATTAAGATGTTCTGGCCCTAACACTGCCGAACCTGGTACTTTAGGTTCATTCTTTGTTTGTTGTGCTGGCACATTACTTAATACAACAGGATGGTTTTTCATTACTTCTGCCAACACAGCATCTTTACCATTACGATCTGGTTCAGGCATTAATACGTTGAATACTACTAGGCCTGCTTTACGTTTGTATAAGTCTTTAATTATGTTACCATATACATCTCTTGGAAATGGCCATTGACCATACTGTTCTAAACTCTTTTCATCTATGTTAACAGTGTATATGTTATTTTGTGTGGCAGTTTTACTTGTAATTAGAGTATCAAAGTATCTTAATCTTACACTTTCTATAAATTTAGGATCATATACTCTTATTGTAAGTATCAATAATAAAGTAATAATTGCTGTCCAAGGATTAAACCATTTCATATGAATATTTATTGTCCTTGTCTAACTGTTGTTGTACCACAACCACCTAGTGTAACACAGTTGGTTGTTATATTATAAGTCTGTCCACCTGTTTGAGTTAAATCTACACCTGCTGAACCACCTATATTGTTAATTACTATAGTTGCTTTGTTTTGTGTATTGCCTGATTGATTTACTGTAGCACTATTACCATTACCATTTAAAGTTAAATCAATATAATGTTGAGCGCCTGTACCTGATTGTGTTGTGCTTACTGTATTATTATTTCCTGTAATAGAATTAAATAATAATTTACTATCACCTGATTGTGTACTTGTAATTGAGTTATAATTTCCACTAACACTTTGTTCCATATAATTGCCTACTGTACCTACTGTTCTTGTTTGTTGTGTTGTTATTGTATTATAGCTTCCTTGTACATCTATCTTTTGATAATTATTGCCTAATTGATTTGATGATATAGTTCCATCTGTACCATAGCCTTGATTAAGATTGAGAGTATTATTTCCTGTACCTGATACATTTAAATCTATTAAATTTTTACCTGTACCACTGTTTTGTCTGATAGTGGTGTTGTTACTATTGCCTGATATAGTTGCCGTTTGATTTGTTGTACCTGTAATTTTGTTATAATTACCTGATTGAGTAATTGTTGTTGTATTACTATTACCTACTTGTTCTATATAAATTTCATTGCCATTAGATAGAGATGTAGTTCTTCCTAAGTTGGCAGTAATATTTGTTTGTTGTGAGTTTGTAATATTACTAGTATAACTACCTCCGCCACCATTTGGTGGAGTTTCAACATATAAAGTTCCATTGGAATTAATTCTTATGCCAGTTGATGATGTTGTGTTATAGGTCAATACAAAAGAAGAACCATTACTGATACCTGATGTTCCACCGTATTGATTTCCTGATGTGGGAGATTGTACAAAGTAAATATCAAAGTAAGATTTATTAGAATAAAAAACAACTTCATATATGT